TATTTCCAAAAATTACGCCTTAAACAGCACTAAATCAATCCATTACCACCGCTATAATATAAAAAAGGTTAAAGTGTTTTTTATATTTTCCGCTGCTCAAAAACAAAAAGCACTGATAATCAGCCATTTTCACACAACACAATGACGCTTTTAGCGTAACATTCTCGTAATCGAGCCCCCACCGCCCTCAGCATCTTTGCGTAATTACCTCTTTCCCTTTTGCGGAATATGTAACATATATTTACCAACCGGACGGTAAACGAGCATCACGCACCTGCGTGATACCGCTTTTGGTAATTACCATTTATTGAAATAAAACAAAAGAAAAGGCGGTGCTTTCGCACTGCCTTACCTGAAAGGTGTGTCCTATCTTAGAGCTAACAGAATGAAGATGTACCGTAATACAACACTGATTGTTGCGGGAAACGTTCACAACCGATCAATAAGGTATCAAACGCATCAGAACCGTCCGTTCTATTCTCCAGTCTATCTTCCTCGGTTTCAGCTAATTTTTCTCCACGCTTATCCTTGTGCCCGTTATACCATCCGGCCGTCTGTACTGATATGATAAGATCTTCATTGTTTTGTTCATTAATGAAAGGTATCATACGTGCCTGGCCAGCAAACATTCGATTGATCAACAAATACTTCTCCTGGTGTCGCATAGGATTACCAAGATAAACCGGAGTAACTTTCCATCCATGAGCTTCAAACTCATGTGTAATGACATACAGGAAATCTTCATCATTGACAGCATAGTTACTACCTAATGCAGTACTATCATAATAGAAAATAACCTCCTTACACTTATGATGGCGGTAGTATTTGCAGAAGTCACCAACCAGTTCTCTCAATTTCCGTTCATACTTGACATAGAAGCTTTTAAGAATATTCACCCTTCTGCCATTTGGTTGAGCCGCCACGATCCAACTGATGTTCCCATTGAAATCCATACCAATACAGATAGGAGCTTCCCTGTTAACATCCGCATCTTGGAGGGAAGATTCATCCTTGACCGTATCGAACATGTACTCAAGCGAATCCAGATAGCTATTATCCGTTGCATTGTACTTGTGTCTCTCAGTCATGGATGAATAAAAACCGTCCTTAGCAATTCCAATCCGTTTACAGAGAATAGAAGTTTGAAAGGTCAGTGGGGTGAGATCCCGTTTCATCTGATTGATATAGCTCTCCCCTAATATTTCCATATTCAGAATAGAAGAGTATTCTTTATAAAAAACCGCCACTCTCCTTAGACGAGCCAAATCGGTATATAATTTACGAAGATAATTGCGTAAATAAGCAGGCGGTTCAATTCCTTTCGACTGTAGTTCCTGTACACGTGATCTGATACGCCAGATCTCATATACAGTTCCCTGAATGATCTCGATGAGTTCCGGATCACATTTATCTTCATACGACAAGAACCAGGAACCCTTCTTAGTAACTGGCATATCAGATATGACCAAAACCGAATGATGATAATACCTATCGCCATAATGTAACTTGATACCTCCGTTGGCCGGGAAAGTCTCATCTTTCAGCTTTTCATAATTAATAAATTTCGCTTCGTCTATGCCTACGCCATCCAACGTCATAGAATTAGAAGTACCGGGCCTGTCCTGAGAGATAAGATAAGCAATAGACCCGTTATACCATGAAATAACATGCTCCCACTCTTCAGGTTCTATTTTTGGTTTACCGAATCCGGCAGCTTTCGGTGGCTTAATGCCAACATAGAAATGTACATTACGCTTATATCCCCAGTCTTCCAAAGCTTGCAATGTACCAGGAAGAGTGTTTGTCAGCCCTCGTTTATAAGTAGATACCACCAACCCTATCGAGCATCCCGGCATACGCTGAAAATTCCTCAGTAGCCAGGGAGCCATCACACCGAAAGATTTACCCAACCGCCGTCCGCCAACAAACACTGTCGTATTCGCTCCGGTGAACATTACTTCCTGTTGTGGAGCATTGAAATAGACTTTAATGTATTTTCCCTCTTTTACATCACTCTTTTGTACCGGCATCGCTATCAGCTTTCAGGTTAAATAATTCATCTTCCCGGTAGTCCGCTTCCTCCCATCTCACGTCCTCCACATCCTCATTCCAGTATTGTTTGATTTTCTTTGCAATCTTCTCTTTGATGTTAGGAACAGGATTAATTCCGATGACTGTCGGATCTGAGGTTGGTTCGAAAGGTTGCACCGCAATGATCTCCCAGGGATTATCTAAAATATCCTCTTTATCAAGTTGATTATATTTCGCATATTTGTCTGAAGCTGCAACCATTGACTTTGAATCCTTACGGCGTTCCGCAATCTCATAGGCTTTAAGGATCATGTTATTGAACTTCCATCTGTGATAATCCTTAGAGGCTTTATTCAAATCACCCAATAAAGTCTTAATTATGCGTATATCCTCATACGCAGCCGACTTATGTACGCCATAACGTTGAATAAGCTCCGTTACTATTTCCTGATCTTTTTTGGATGGAAACTGCAACCACATATTATACATATCACGAATACGCAAAATGCGCTCCTGCAAAATTGCGGGAACGCCCTTCTCATTCATGGTATTAATATCATCCCAGAGTGAAGATTTGCATATTTCAAGAGTCTTAGGTATCGGCATAACTATGAATCTTCATCATCATCCATCTCAAGCAAATAGTTAGAAGTTAACTGGACGGCCAACGGAGATCCTACAGTTGCCAATTCAATTTCCTGTTTCCGGAGCGAGAGCGAAATTTGCGCTTTAGCCTTCCGGTAAGCAATTGATACCGGTGAATGTTTATCGGCAATATCTTTTCTCAAAATATCCTCGTCAATTCCCATCAGGGCAGCCATATCGGAAACCTTCGTCAAATAGCCGGCATACTCTTCAATCTGTTCTATTTGCTGTTGTGAATAATCCATTTAACTGTATAGTTTTAGTAGAAATAAAGTCGCTCAATGCGCAATAGA